AGTGGCAACAGAGCCGTAGCCGTTATTGAACAGCAAGTTACCGCTGGAGTCGATACGCATAGCCTCCGCACCACCCACACTAAAAGCAATAGTGTCAGCCGCAGGGAAGAAGAATCCTGTGTTGGTGTCGCCAGTAGTGGTAATTGCAGGAGCAGCCGCAGTTCCTGCTTGAACAGTTGTGACACCTGTAGCAGACAGGGTAGTAAATGCACCTGTAGAGGCAGATGATGCACCAATAGTCGTACCATCAATTGTTCCTGCGTTAATATCAGCAGTGTCAGCAATCAAACTATCAATGTTGGCAGTTCCATCAATATATAAATCTCGCCACTCATGACCAACTCGACCCAAGTCATATGCGTTATCTGTTGCAGGGTCAAAATCAGAATTGATACGTGCTGTAAAAGTTACTGTATCTGTATTACTGCTACCTAGTGTTGTATTGTCGTTTACCGTTAATGTGGTGAATGTACCTGTGTTGGGTGCTGTGTTGCCAATGGTAGGTGGACTTGATAAGTCTAAGCTACCACCTAAAGTCAAATTACCACTGCTAGTAACTGTTCCTGATAATGAAATGCCAGAGACTGTGCCAGTTCCACCAACACTTGTAACAGTTCCAACTGTTGAGTCAGCAGAGGTAATTGTGAAGTTTGGGTAAGTTCCAGAAATAGATGTTGTACCCGCACCAGTCAAACTAACAGTCTGGTCTGGTGCAGTGTTAGTGATAGTGAAGTTAGGGTAAGTACCGCTAGTAGAGATGCCTGTGCTTGCAGTTAGCGAAACAGTCTGATCTGGTGCAGAGTTTGTAATGGTCAGAGTGCCACTTGATGTAATTGGGCTACCAGTAACAGTTATTCCTGTTCCAGCCGTAGCCGACACACTTGTTACAGTTCCAACCGATACAGCACCAGTCTGACCATTAACAGATGTAACTAAGTTTGATTGGTCAATCTTCTGCCAAGCAGAACCATTAAACAGCAACCAGTCACCAATAGCCCAATCAGTAATGCCATCCAAATTGGTAGAGCCAGCAACAGAAACAATGTAGTAGTAGCCACTTGTGCCTGTGCTACTCGCCAATGTTGGTGTGTTGGTAGAAGCGTTCCAAGTGCCTTGGTATGACAGTCCACTGCCGCTGACAGTAGCCCAAGAAAGATCAGTTCCATTGGTAGTCAAGAACTTTCCTGAGTTTCCTGTTTGGCTAGGAATCAGGTCATCAATCTGGGTCTGTAAAGAAGCTAGAGTATCAAGTACAGACTGAGAAGTACCGCCACCATTAGTAATGACTTTGATGCGTTCTGCAAGATCAGAAGCAACAACTTCACCAACATTGAGTTCAACGCCAGTAGACAAACTAATGATAAGACTACCATCAAAATCAATGCGAGCAGAGGTAACAGAAACACCGTCAACACCATCCACTCCATTACGCCCATCTCGACCAGCGTCACCTTTATCGCCTTTAGCTCCATCTCTGCCGTTCTTCCCGTCTTTTCCATCTCGTCCATCCTTGCCGTTGATACCATCACGACCATCTTTGATGGATGACACACGCTTTTCAATGGCATTGCCTACATCGTCAAAACGAGAACGAATGTCAGACTCAATTTTCTTTAAGGCTTGTACGACTAAATCAACATTAGCCGCAATCTTTTGCTTTTGAACTTCTTTACTTTCAGCAATAGACTTCTGAATTGACTGAAGAACAGCCATCTTCTGTTCATCTGTCATCTCATCTAAGTTTGGCAACAGACTCATTTCAATGCTCCAGACAGTTGATCTAAGAAGTCATTTTCTACTGAACGCAGATTCTCTTGTTTGTTTGCCATCTGTAATTCAACAATCTTTGACTTGTTTTTGATGTCTGCTTCCTTCAACATCAACTCAGCAATCTTAACTCTCTTGTCAAACTCACGGGATGCTGCTTCATCTTCATTAGGCAGGTTTTTGGTAACAGCCGCCATGTTCTTAGCCTGAACTTCTTGAGGCAACAATTGCGCTTCAACAGCCAGTTTAGTGGCTTCAGCACGATTTTGTTCAGCTTGAGTAGTAGAAACAGCAATCTGAGCCTGTGCCGCTTGCATAGCCAACTGCTGTTGCATCTGCTCCATCTGCTGTTGTTCAGGATTTGGTTGCATCATCTCATCAAGTTTGGCAATCAACTCAAATCTGTTGGTCAAACTAGAGTTTTGCATGATTCCCTTCAGAATCAAAGGCAGAACAGGCGTATTTGGCCCAAGAGTCTGCAACAAACCAATGAATTGCTGCTGTTCATACTCACGAGCAATGATGCCCAAGGTGGCAGTCGGGATGAAGTTCATGTCCACAGATGGATAACGCTCTGGGTCAAACTGCATATACCTGAAAGCCGCCTTCTTGATGAAAGGAATCAGGAAATCTTCTTGGAAATTGACCAAAGTACGCTTGTACTTCTTGATGATGGTAGCTACTGCTGTAGACATACCAGCACCATCCCTAGTGGACTGGCTAACCATACCCTGAGAATCCAATGTCCCAGTAGCTTGCAACAACATACGCTCAAATTCCTTGGCAGTATTGAGGTTGTTTAGGCTAGTCTCACCAAACTTAAATGGGAAAATGATCTCAGAAGGTGCGCCATTGGTAAGCATGGCCTTTCCGGGCTTGACTTCAAACTTAGCACCCCTTGGCAGACGGGTTGCATCCATCGCAATCATAGGGGAAGTGGTCAATGCCAGTGAATCCAAGTGGCTACGGGTCTGAGCATCAATAGCTTTTTGCATATTGAAGGCTTTTTCCACCGTTCCACGACCCAACAAACGATTAGGAATGGTGTCATCTTGATAGCTCAAGACCGGCCTATCCTTCATCATGTATGGGTTTTCTTCAGCTTTCAGCAATAAACCATCATTGGCAATCACAACAATGGCTTCAACCATGTCTGAGTAGTCTTCAGCCGCTGAATTCTCAGGAAACAACTCAACAATGTCTTTGTTTTCTTCTAAGTTGTTCAGGTACTCTCTTGGCACAAGACCATAGTAGGTCAACAACAGAACTTTCTCGTCTTGGTACTGAGAAACCTCTTGGGTAGGCTCAAGATCAGTGTCTTCATAGGTGGGAGTGATGTCTACCTTACGGTAGATACCCTTCTCAATACCCTGAACAATCTTGTGTATTGATACATACTTCTCAATAGCCACACCCATACAGTCATCAATAGATGTGCCATTAGGGTCAAACAAGAAGTTCTTTGGATTGACTGGCATGATCTTGACCGCAATACGGTCTTTCTCCATCACACCAATAGCAGCCTGACCAACTTGACCGGGAATAGCTTGGGTAGAAGGGATGTACTCCTTCTCAGTCTTGACGATGATCTCGCCAATACCTGTTCCATAGATTTCAGCCATCAACTCGATCTGGTCGATAGATTTTCTGATTTTGTCCTTCTTGAAGTCTTCCATCAGTTGAGCTTTAATCATCTCAACATCTATTGGATTGCCACCGATGTCTTTAATATCGTCTTCAATGTCAAAGAAATCACCTTGACCAAAGATAGCTTCCATGATCTCAGCATGGCGGGTTTCTACAGCTTGTTGGGTAGCGGGTGTGACGATACGGCTACGCTCAGATTCACGGGTCTTGTCTTCTGCCGCCCACTGACCACGGAAGATACGCTCGTACTCTAGCCAATCAGGGAGGAAGTTGGTATCTCTGTAATCACGCCACCGCTGGCAATGATCTGTGACGAAGGCAGTTAGTTCTTTATCAGCCTCTGTTGGCTCGTAGAACTCGTTTTGCTCTAATTTCACTTGTTTGTCTGTTGCCATGTGTTGCCCTTAGATACCTGAAATTACGTCTAGTGGCTCCCACTCATCTTCTTGGTCATCTTGGAAGTATGAGGTAACAGCCAGTTGGTCAATGTACGATAGGGCATCAGGCAAGTCATCATGAACACCTTGGGCGGGGAACATCAAGAGTTGATCTTTGAATTCATCCCAATCTTCCTCGGAGTTCAGCACAATCCTGCCATGCTCAAATCGTCCTTGAAGTGACCAAATAATACGATCAGCCTTTTTGCGATTGCCGTGGGTCAAGTCAACTATGTGCGAATATACATTATTCTTCCGCATTAAGTCACTCAAATATGGCAAAACTGCGTTTTTTAACGCTCCACGCTCGATTCCTACCGAAAGTGGGCGGTATTCCCGCATCTTGAGCAAAATGGTGGCAGCAGTCTCTCTGATGTCCCACCGACCATAAGCAATCTCTTTGACAAACCATTTGCCATCATCAGTGACCTTGACCACAGCAATAGCAGTCTGGTCTAACCGCTTCTTGGAGTTAGCCGCTTGTTTGGCAACTTCCTCAAATCCAGCCAAGTCACAAGCAATGTAGTAGCTCCCATACTCAGGTTCTTCTCCATACTTAAGCCATTCTTCCTTGAAAACATCAGAACCAGCGTTGTCAAAGGAGGCAAGGTATTCTTGTTTGAAAGCAAAGGAGGAAAGGGTTTTCTTGGCAGATTCGATCTCAGTTGGGTCGATCAGGGGGTTGTCTTTGGTTGTGAAGTGCCAAGATTTCCAGTCTGGGTCTTCTTCTGAGTTTCCGAGCTTAAAAATGTCATAGAAAAAGTTGCGACCTTTGGGAGTGCCGATGAACATAGCTCTCCCCTTTTTATCAGACAAAGACGCACGAATAACTTGCTCCCAGGCTTCTGGCTTGATGTCGGCAACCTCGTCAAGCACAGCATAGGTGAGCGACACTCCTCGCAAAGTATCTGGGCGATCTGCACCTCTAACATAGATTTTTGCTCCGTTTATCAGGGTGATATCCATGTTATTGATGTGGCTTGCTTGGATAACCTCCCTACCCAACTCCATCAGTACATCCCAAATAATTTGCCTAGCTTGACCATTGGTAGGGGCAACATACAACACAGCCGAACCAGCAGTGCATTGCAGTCCTTCAATCAGTAGGGTGACAGCAGACAGGCGAGACTTGCCACAACGCCGCCCGGCAGCAATGACTTTGAACCTTGTTTTATCAGCAAAGACTTCTTGTTGCCAAGGGAGGAGACTGAAGTTTAGATCAGACATCTTTGCTTTCTATGTCTTCAGCGTCAATTGTGTTGTCACCAATAGAGACACCACCAATACCTGAAATAGTTATGTTAACTGCTGACCGTTGTTTTCCTTCTTTCTCAAACAAGGAAATAGGGAGCATTCTGTCCATACAGAGTTTGATTGCCGCCATTTGAGCAGGGTGATCGTCATTCATGGCAATCTCAACTGCCTTGTGGACAACGTTAGAGCCAGCACTGCTTATCAGAAGGTCTTTGAGTTCTTTGACTCTCTGTAGTTCAGTCTTGGGAAGAACAGCAGGAGGACTATCGGCATACCTAGCCATAGTCATTGGTTTGGGAATAGCCACTTTTACAGCCTTTGGAGGACGGCCTCTAGGCTTTTTCAGTTGTTCAGGTAAAGCGTCTATTGCATTCATCTTTTGTCCACAGAAGGGAAGTTAGTGTTTACTTTACATCAGAACAGGAATCTTGTATAGTGGAGGTACTTGATCGCACCAAGGAAAGTCTTTTAGAAGTGGTACAGCCCTGAGGATTCTTGGGGGTGCGACTGTACTACTCCTAAAGGGCTTTTTTTATGGCAATTTACAGTAAAGCAGGAATGGACGCAGTTAAGCGTCAGCGCAAAGCCAGAGCAGCCAAAGCCAAGAAGACCTTAGACAAACTAGCAGAATCCAGTCCTGTCATTCAGGCACTCATTAAAAAGAAGGCTTCTCAGATAGCTTGGGCTATGCAAAAGAAGTCTCCCAAGAAGAAAGTCCAGTTTGAGCCACCACCAGTCTATGTCTTCGGCATGGGTAAAGACTTCTATAAGACTCGTGAGTGGCGGGATGTCAGGTACAAGGCTTTAGTCAGGTTTGGCAAGAAGTGTCAGGCTTGTGGGGAAACCAATGGCTACATCCATGTTGACCACATCCTTCCAAGGTCAAAACACCCAGAACGAGAACTTGATATTGAGAACTTGCAAGTCTTGTGTGAGGCGTGTAACATTGGCAAATCCAACACGGATACAACTGATTGGCGTGACAAGTAAAGGGATGTCGGGTGTGGCAGTCGCACCCTCAAAGGCATGAGATATACGGTTGCCCAAACCAATCCTCACCAGGAAGTAAGGGCGGTGGCTATAAAGCGGTACGCACTGGAAACAGTAATACGACCTGAAGCCCCATAGAGTCAGCTTAACTCTATACGCTATACGACACCCACCCATCTAGGGATTCTCAAGACCATGAGAATATCTACGACTGCCTTGCTACGCCTGTATTTTCTTGATTACCTTCTTTTCTTCAAAGCTAACCTTGTTTGTGTCAAACAGTCTGATTTAGCTTTTCAAGTACAGACGAGGCTTTGTAAATCCTCGTTTCCTTTTTTAAATATAGACGAGGCTACATCAAATATTCTCTCTCACACCAACCCCCTCCCCCCCCTAGTAAGCACTCACTCACTTAATGCGAAGTAAGCACATACTAACACTAGATGCAAATGAGAATCATTCTCATCTAGAAGTTGGTAAACACTAACGTATGGTGAATCTAAATGAGAATCATTCGCAAATAGGTAATGAGAATCATTCGCATTTAGGGGTGATGCACCATCTAAGGGATACTAACCAGCCAGTCAGTAATACAGTATTATGTTAAATAGATAAAACCTATTGATTAGCCGTTATCAATAGATATAAATAGTGGGATATTAGGGTTTGTACTGATGACATAGTGTCAGACAGAAACGATAATATATGCACTAGGTCAGAAAATCCTAGTGTTCAATCAACAAACTTAAAAGGTGTACATCATGACATTTCCACAATCAGCACAGGAAGCCCTTAACCAGCTCAGGGCGATTCCCACAATCAAACAAGACTACAGTGAATTCAGGCTTTCCCGTTTATTCCACTGGGACCCTCTGATGCTTGAAGGTTATTCGGTAACTGAGAAAACCTGGGTTATTCTTTGGATGCCTGAGATGCTCGATTATGAGGAATCA